TAGAGCAAGCTCCTTCTTGCGCTCAAACGCTAAGTCAGCCGCTTCACGCCGCGCCCTAATAGTCGCTGCGCTCGCTGCCGCCGCCCTCTGCGCTTGACGCTCTTCCGCAGCAAGTTGGAACATTTGCGAAACTGCAGTTTTGCCTGTGATTGCACCAGATTTAACCTGCTTAGCAAGATCAGTTTGACCTGCGCTCTCTAGCATGTTGACTGTGCGGTTCTTGCGGATGTTAGATGCGCGGCGCTCCTGCGCTGCCTGTAGCTGAGCAGGTAGGTTTGCATCAGGCTTCATGCGCATGCTGTTTAGCCAGCTTGCGAATGCTGCTGCCTGATCGCTGCGCTTAGATCGACGCTCCTGCATCGCAAGATCATCTTCTGTCATTCCAATTCTTTGCATGTCTTGCTCAGCCATAACTCTCTCCTAGCGCATACCCATCGCCATGAACGGCAGTGTTAAATAATCAAATAAGCCGGGCTGCGATGTTTGCGTCGTTGTTGATTGATTAGGTACAACACCAAGCGCTGCTAATGGCGCAGCAAGTGATGCTTGTGGCGCACCTGAGTAACCTGCGAACTGTTGACGCGCTGCGTCGATCAATGTCTGCTGCAATGCCTGCTGCATTAAGCCCTGACGCTCTTGCGCCGCAGTGATCGCCTGACCTGTCTGGAATGCTTGCTGGCCTAGACCGCCAAGCTGTGATGCCGCTGCTGCGCGTGCAGCGCGATCTCGCATTGCTGCGTCCATTGCTTGGGTGTAGCCCGTCTGACGCTGTTGCGCTGCGATGTCGCCTGCCATGCGTCCGTATTCGCCAGCCATAACGCCCTCTGCCACGCCTTGGCGTGACCCGCCAAATGCGCTCGCTCTTGTTGCTTGTGCGCCTAGCGTGTTCATAGCCATCTGACGTTGGCGCTCAATGTCTTGCTGAGTGCGGTCAATGACCTCTTGTTGATAAGGGTTCATGTAAGCGCCGACTTGAAGCGGGGCATTCATCGCTTGTCGCGTCCCGCCGATTGCGCCCTGCAAGGCTCCTGCCGCCGCTTGGTTTACGTTAAACGGTTGCGGTTGCGCTGCTACTGGCTGCGGCGCGGGCTGGTATGTTGCCGTTGGCTGCGGTGTTTGCAGCGTTCCTGTCTGCGCCGCTACTGTTGGTGCTGGTGCTGCTGCGCCCATGTTACACGCCTTTCTTTAGTTAAGTTGAAGCTGCAAGTGCAATTGCTTGATCTAAGTTTGTTATACCAGCGTCTGCATAAGCCTTACCCAGATTGGGGGAGTTTATTCTATTGTTAAGCTGGAATGGGGTGAGCGTCTTTCCAGAAATTGGGTCTTTAACCTTAGTGTCGTAAAAGGCGTCAAATGGCCTGTCATCAACACCCTTGCTCTGCTGGTAAGCAATACCAGCTTCAGTTGCGGTCATACCCATTGATGGGGCCGCTTGCACATAATCACCAAGAGTTTCTAGCTTCGCGGGTTGTGAGCTTGCAGAGCCAGATGGCGTCAACAGCCCACCTAGCGCACGACTTAGAACTGTGCCCTCTGGATCGTATGTCGGGTCAGTTAGACTGCGGTATAGGTCTGCGCCAAATGTATCTTCTGCAGCGGGCTGAGTGTAACCTGCTGCCGCAGCAAGGGCTGGATCAACCTGACCTACATTATATCCTGTACTAACTGTTGAGCCAAATACGTTCTGCCGCAATCGATCTGCATTTCTATCGTCATCCCCAGCATAAACAGAATAATCAAATCCCTGCGTGGACGTACCAAGAGGGAAATCAGACGCTGAGTAAATAGGTTGCTCAGTATAGAAGTCATCACTTACTTGACCTATGCCAAGCTGATCCTGTGCAGCTTGAACTGCTGCGACACCTTCTGCGCTTGGGTCAAGTGTGCCAACATACTGCCCTGTAATGTCACTCAGTTCCGCATCAGTGTAATCAATGTCTGGGTTATAGTATTGGTATCTTTGGCCTGCCGTATCTGGAATGCCGCCAAGGCCAATATCAGTCATAGCATCACTAAGTTTGCCAATGTCTGTTTCAGCTATAATGTCGCCTGCAGTGGCGTCATCAATTGACACAATGCTGGGTTCATCTTCTTCCAATGGAATATCTGGAACATATGGGATGTCAGGAATAACGACAACATCGCCGCCGCCGCCTGTGCCACCTGCGCCGCCTCCGACAACTGGAGGCGTAGCATCAACAACTGGCGCACCCTCAAACTCGCCAGTGACAGGATTGATAAACAAACTCTCAATAAGGTTAAACTGCGCTGGTCTGCGTCTTGCGAACTCGCCAAGCGTTTCCTCATACATAGGCGCAGATGAATAACCGCGAATGCCGCCTGCAAACTCTTGTGGTGTCGGCATCCCTGCCATTGCGCCACCCGCAGGTGTGGTTAGGCCGAAAGCACCAGCTTGCCCTGCTACGTTCTGAAATGCTGCTTCTTGTGTTGGCGTAAATGCTGCAACGTCTGCACCGTAGTAAGGCACATAGCCAATTTGGGCAATGCCTGGCTGACCTAATGCACCAGCTTGGCGCAGGTTGAATTTTGCCGCGTCCTCAATGTACTGAGGCACTTCAACGCTCGTTGTTGATGAGCCGCCTTTACCGCCTGCCATTACTATATCTCCTTAACGTATGACGCATGCAGGGGCTTCCAGCCATGCTTGGTCAAAGGTTTTTTCCATCCGTGGCGACCTGTTATTGTCACTGCTACACATCCTTGCGCTTTAGACCATGCTATCACATCTTTATGCATATCCATAAGCTGATCTAATTCTCCACCACCTAGAAACACATTTAGCACCTTTTTTCTAGGATATACCACAATTTCTGTAACTATGCACCCCTTGGGCGCAGGCCACAACTGCATCTTACCTGAAGCAAGCCCCTCAGCTACGTCATCAAAGTTGTGCGTGCCGCCAGAATACTCCAGCGCAGCCTCTATCCAAGGGCGGCATCTTGCAAGCTCATCTATCTGAGTATGCGCATTCATCCGTGTAACCTCGTTATGGCAATTGTTGATGCAGGCGCGGCAGGTGCAAATGCAGTTGCAGTCGTGGCATCTAAAAACCCGCTTGTGCTATCGACGGCCCACATAGCTTCTAAATAATCTCCAGCACTTACATCAAAGATTGTAGATCGTGACACAACCAGCACTGAATTGTTTTGGTGCAGCGCGTTTTTCATCGTTGACCCTGTAACGTCAGTCCCGTTGATACGAGGCCAAAACCAGAAGTTTACTGTGCTGCTAGACGTTGATGCAATCTGCGCAGAAAAGCTAATCATGTATTGACCAGCTTCAGCAAACACAAGGCGACTTGCAGGTGTGCCGTTTGTTACACCTTCAGCAATGCTAGAAGTGTACGTTAAAGCGTACGCTGTGTTTATAGATGCTGCTGTCTGGTCTGTCGTGATTGCGCCAGCGTATTGACCATCTTCAAGAACGACCTGCACCCAAGCGCCGTCTTTGGATACGACAGGATACTTGTTTTCACGATCCCACATCATAATGCCATCTTCGGCAGCAGTCTCCTCGCCAGTTTGCTGAACTAAGGCAGAGCGCGTTTGACCTAAGAAAAGCATGAGGCGGCGACCCCATGCTTGCCAATCATTGCCTTTCGGCTCTGGTGCGCGTTGCTGTTGCGTCATCTACGACCCCCAGCAATCGCATCAAGCCTGTTATTGCCCACGCGCCAATCTGTGTATCTTGCGCCCTCAACGCGCATCCTAAACTGACGCCCAGTAAACCGCATGCTTGTTGGGTTACTCATAGAGAATGGCCCATAGTCTCGCTCAGTGCCATTTGGATAGAACCGCGTTTTAAACGTAGCGTTTACATCGCCCTGCGTTTTCTCGTCAGGGATCATCTCAACAATGCTTGTCACCTGATCGCCTGACGCAATGTAGATTGGCCCAGTTTCAGCGTATGGCGTTAGATCGTCATAATCCAAGCCAACTTCATGCTCGTACACTTTAAAGTCGGCAGCGTCCATCATCAAAGGCTGACGGAATACGCCACGGTCAATACCAGCAGTGCGATCAAGCTCACCAATGTACCATGTGTTTTCCACATAGTTATAAACAACGTAGCGATCATTTTCGATAGACGAACCGCTTGGGTAAAACCACCAAACCTCGCCAAACATAGAGTTTGACATGGCAAAGACTTTGCTGATCTGCGGTCTGTTTATGTCGTTAAACACATAGTCAGACACATCGCATGGCATTTCTTGCACAGCGCCACCTGTGTACATGTAGAACGAATTAACGCCCATCCACATAGCACCTTGGTCTACGACAACGCAGGCTTGCGCTGCTGCTAGTCCGCATGACGTACCAACGCGCTCAATGCCATACACATAGGGTGGGCCAATGTAGTTCGCCACATGCGCATCGCGGCTGGTCAGCAGCAAGGTTTGCCCCTTGACCGTATGACCTGCCATAAGTTCGCCAGAAGTTTGCAGCTCCAAATCACCAGCTTCGTTTGTGGCTGCTGGTGTCCAAGTATTGTTATCCTCACGATCAGACCACTGCACCTTGCGAGGATTACCGCCTGCACCTAGCGCAAACAAGAAACGCTCTTCTGTTACGACAATGCCCTTATTGCTTGTCGGAGCGTTGCTTAGAACTGCTGCGGCTGTTGCGCCGTCTAGCTGCCATTCGTAAATCTTACCGTCATCTGAATTGCAGGCCAGCAAGTATTCACCCCAAGGCTGCAAGTGCCAAGATGTAGCTGGGTCAATGTTGATCGTGTCAGGCCGCGCAACGCCATAAGCGTATGACCCATAAAACCCATAGCCATACCCAGTAAACGCATCTGCATCAATGCGGCCTGCTGTAAGTCCTGCTGGGGTAATGTCGTATTGAACGCCTGCCTCAGTCCAAGCGTACAACTTATTGTACGTCCCTGATGCAATGTAGCGATTGCTTGAGTTGTCAATCCAAGTCAGCATTCCGCGTAGCTGGGCATTGCCTGCGTTACTGGAGCGAGTACGCCACCCGCCAACTGGACGCATAACGCCGTCATGCCAGCGTACAAGATTTGCGTCACGCCAACGACCTCTACTCTGTAGGTCTGTTCCCTGTCGATAAATTCCTGCTGGGATGTTCAAATCAATGAGAGACATTGGCGCACCTTTGTTATTGCGTTGTTCGCAATATAACACATTGGCGTAAATATGCAAAAGCCCAGCGTTTTGCTGGGCTGATGCTTAGATATGCTGCTAAGTTACTCAGCGGCAACCTCTTCTGGCTGCTCTGCAAGTGAGGCTTTTAGCATATTCACGAATGCGTCTTTGCCTACTGACATTTGCGTCACGCTAAACTGGGCTGAGTTGATCTTGCGATCTAAGTCAGCGATATGACGCACCATAGCTTGCTGCTCAGCTGTCATGTCTTCTAGCGTGTGTTCTACATCATCAATCGTGATTGGCGTTGCTTGTTTATCTGCCATCTTGATCTCCTCCTAAGTTATTCAGCGGCCCACGGTACTCCCGCTGCGCTGGTTGGGTTTTGCTCTGCGGCAATCTTATCCGCAATAGCTTGCTCTACTGCATCCGCATCCAACTGAGCCTTGGCCCACTCAATTGCGTTTGCCTCTGTGACGCTATCGTATGCAATAAATCCTGCATCTGATGCATCGTATTCGTGTGACGTGGTGCCATAGCTAGACGCAGAGTAATCTCCGTCTACGCCATCGCAGCGCCAGTGAATGACAGTTATTCCGCCCGTTGCGGTGTCGTACTCAGTGTTTGCCACTGACCATGTGTAAGTTACAGCCATGATGTTTCTCCTATATTGCTGCAATGATGAACGCTAGTAATTCGCTGTAGCGAACACCCATGCGTGAACGTTCTTCGCCAGTTTCTTCGTCAGTCCATGTTGAGTGAATGAACATGGCATAGTCACCAGCGTCTAATCCTTCAGCCGCAAATGCAGCTTGTAGGTCTTGCGCAATGATACCAAAGTGTGTTCTGGCTTCATCGCCTTTCTCCGCTACTGCATCCTTCCAGCGGAACTTACGCAGCAAGCCTTTGGCAGCTACAGCTACACGTTGCTCTGCTTCAGATAGCTCTGCAATGTCTTGTTTTTCGTTGCGGTCAGACGTTTGGATTGTGCCGTTGGTGGCATAGATGTCGTCGAAACGGTTGCCAGAATTCCCTAGATCAATAGCATTGTCTCTGTTTGAATTGGTGCTTGCGTTCCAAGGGTGGATGCTGTCGTTGCCAGAGTTAGCAATCAGGGCAGTGTCCAAGCTGCCGAAGAACATGGCAAACGTTCCAACAGTGAAAGCCCCAATACTCCCCACCGTGGTGCCGCCTTTGCGGAAGTGCACAATTTCGCCGTCAGATGTA